TGATCAGCAGCTCTTCCCGTTCAGGAAGCGCTGTGCGCAATATGCCAACGACACTGGAGGACGTTTCTACTCTGAGTGAGATGCTTGATGGAGCTAATCCCGATATCCAATTGACTAAGTCATTGACAAGGTACTTTAAGAAGTACGGGTCGACAAAGTCGGATAAGGATGATGCCACCTCAGTTTCGCACGAAGTACAAAGTAGTAAATCTTCCGGGCCAATGATAGGAAGCTCCCTTCCATCTGCTTGTTCGGCGGATGTTCGAAAAAAGCTTGTTCTATCTCTCGAAGTTCTGGTTGACTATGCTAAACTTTACGGCTTTCGCTCGGATTCGTTCGATGCAAGGTCGACCCTCACTCACTGGCAGATATGCTCAGCGGAGTGTGGTTGGATTAAGTTCTTAAAGTATAAGCTAGCCGCCTACATGGCTCACCATCTTCGGGGTAAGTTGCCTGAGAAACCTTTCTCGGCGATTGACCATCCGAATCAGCTCGCAGGGGGATCACTTGGTCGGTTCTTTCGCTTAATTGCGGAGACCCCCCAAGCCCGATCCTTTGCCGTGGGTATCCTTTTTACCAAAAAGGGAATGCCGCGTCCTGGAGATGATGCCCTTGAACAGGCGTTAGTGAGTACCAAGGAAGTTTTGACTACGGTTAAGTCTACTTCATTCTCCCCATTTTCTTCAAAGGCCGTATTAGCCGAAGAGGTAAGGAGGACGTGTAGGGAGGTTTTCACCCATCGCTTGTCAGCGAAGGACCTCCATCATCCATATGCACCATCAGTGAAAGCCAATTATGTCGATTCCCGAGGGAAGTTCGGCACTCTTGGAACACTTATGGAGGAGAGCATGTTGATGGACCGGGTACACCCCAGTGCAGCCGCTAAGCTGTATCGGGACGCCGTAGAATTGGATGAGGGTGATGATGAGATAGGTGATGAGAGATTCGTGCGCATAAAGGTTAAACCGAGTTTTAAAGCTCAGGTTGAAGCCGTGTACCGTGAGGTATACGACATTGCGCGCGAACGTGCGAAAGATGAAGAGGCCAACGTTAAGTTGGTCGCCTTACCAGAGGCACTTAAGGTGAGGGTCATATCCAAGGGCCCCCCCCTAACTTACTTCACTTTAAAGCCAGTACAGAAATTTCTTCTCCGTCAGATGCGAGGGCTCCAGGCCTTCAAGCTTGTCGGTGAAAC